CGATGACGGCGAGACACGCAAGATCGGATACATTGGCACAAAGCGTTACGTGCAACTGACAATCACCCCCGCCAACAATGGCGGCGCAGCTCCTATTGCTGTGATCCCTGTGCTTGGCAGTCCTGCTGTCGCTCCAGTTGCTAATCCGCCTGCGTAAAAAAACGCGTTAAAAGCCGGGGCCTTGCCCCGGCACTAGGTGCAAGATGATGAGAATAAGACCTTATACCGTTACTGTTGAACCGTCAGTTGAACCGGTAACACTCGCCGAGGCAAAGACGCATCTAGGCGTAACTGTAAGCGATGACGACGATATGATTGAAGAGCTTATTGTTGCTGCGCGCGAGTTTGCGGAAGGATACACAGGGCGCAAGCTGATTGAGCAAACAATCCAGTTTACTTTGCCAGAGTTCCCGGCTGGTGGCGTGATTTATATCCCGGCGTCACCTGTGATTAGTGTTGAGTCTGTCGGATATGTAGACAGCGACGGCGATGACCAGACACTAAGCGCAGACACTTATGAGGTGCGCGCTCTTGAGCTTCCGCCAAAGATCTCATTGCTTGGCGGTGAGTCCTGGCCGTCAACTGATTCTGATACTATGGAAGCTGTAACTATCACCGCTAAAGTAGGCTATGGATCAAGTGCGGGTGATGTGCCGAAAAGGATAAAGACAGCAATGAAATTGCTGTTAACAAAGCTGTACGATATGGAGTCCAGCGAGGGTAGATACCTTGATGATAGCATCGGAGTACTACTTAGAAAGCACAAGGCATGGTGGGCATAATGACATCGGAAGACATGAGCACAAAACTATTGCGTGTGCAACTGGAGCTTGTTGCTCTTCGTGAGCGCTTGGACAGGGCCGATGCTGAGAACGAGAAGAGGGATGCCAGGCTTGAGGCGCTGGCAAATGGATTCGACACTATCAACAACACGCTGAAACAGATCAAGTGGATAGGGCTTGGCATGCTTCTTGGTGGTGCTCTTGTTGCCGGCGAGCAGATTCTAGGCGTGCTTAAATTCGTTTTGGCGGCATTATAACATGGCATATCCAGACCTCCCAATCGACAACAACAGCTCGCGGTCACCTGTCTCCATGACCAAGACGGATATCATGGAGAATGGTGCTATCCGCCAGCGTGATTTCACGTCTGTTGTGATTTATGAGTTCCAGGTGATCCATTCGTATCTGACACAGTCAGAGGCCGAGTCTGTTGTAAGTAACTGGAATTCAAACAGAATTACGGCGCAGTCATTCACGTGGATTGACAGCGTGGCATACACCGTGCGGTATATGTCACCGCCAGTGATGACTCATATGGTCGGCGAGTATTGGTCGATCACCACACAGCTTATAGGATCAGCGACATGATACGGCGCAGACTTCGGGATGCTGTCACAATACAGGAAGCTACTATCAGCAGGAGTGCGAGCGGACAACCGCTGGAGTCATGGGGTGATGTCGACACCGTGCGCGCAAACATACAGGCTGTTAGCGGAAAGGAATTTTTTAACATGGTCGACGCCAAGAGCGGCGGAAAGCGAGTGTCATCGGTAACGACCAAGATCATTATAAGGTATCGTGACGACGTTGTGCCAAGCATGCGCGTGGTTCATGGGTCGACGGTGTACGACATCATAGCTGTTCTTGGCGATGATCCAAGGAAGCCGTTACAGCTTATGTGTGAACGCGACCAATGATCGACATAGATATCGATCCAGAGCTGCGCACTATAGCAAAGAGGCTTGATGCTCTGAGTGATGATCTCAGGACAAAGGGGCTTAGGACTGCGCTTGTAGGATACACCAGGCCGATCAAAGATCAGATCAAGGGTAACATAAGACATCGCACGGGTGCACTAAAAAAATCCATTGGACACCGTGGATTTACAAAGCGCGAGAAGATGTCTCTAGGATATCGCGGCAATGATGTGGTGCTAGCAGTTGGGGCCACTCGAAAGGTATCTGATCCAGCCAAGAATGGAAAGAAGCTTGCTCAAGGATACAAACTAAATTGGTTGGACGCCGGTGTTGATCCTCATGATATCACACCAAAAAAGAAAGGCGGCTTCCTTAAAATAGGCAGGACGTTTGCTAGAAGCGCGTGGCACAAGGGATTTGCTCCAAGACGCATACTTGACAGGGCGCTAACCGCTTCGAGGAGCGCATCTGTAACGGCTTTCGATAAGGCACTCACAAGATTTATGGACAAGCACAAATGAACATTACACCATATATCAATAAGATAAACGCAGATGCTGCAGTGATTACTCAAGCTGTGGCTGCAACGCGCGGGGTGTCACAGACAGGTGTCAGCACTGCCGCCGAGCTGGTGACAGCTCTCGCATCTGTGCTTGGCGATAGGATTTACAATCTGGAGCTGCCTCAAGATGTAACATACCCGGCGGCCGTCTTCGGCCAGGAAGGAAGTACACCAGTGCTAGTGGACGGCTATCACACAATGCAGGTTGATACTTATCTTCTGAGTGTGGTGGCATCAACCATTGATGGGACCGGTGGATTGATCGAGTCTGTGGATGCGGTGCGCGATGCGCTCGAAGCGTCATCGTGGTCAATGGAGGTTGTTGACTCGGGAACTTCTTATGACGATGAGACTCTAACCTATGCTACCACAATGGAAGTCGAGGTGTCAATACCTGTTTTGACGACACAGACGCTTCCTGCTGCGATAGTCTATCCGCTGGATGTGTCTGCCGACGAGTCACGATATACGAATTTGACTAAGCAGCGAGTGACACAGAGCATAGGTATCACCCTTATCACGGATAGCACAGAGACGATATCAGACGTAAGGGATGATCTTTTTGCTGCTTTGCTGGGGTATCAGGTAGATGATACATACTCACCGGTTGAGTATCGCAGTGGTAGCGCCGTTGAAGGCGGCGGCAAACTAACAGTATGGCGCGAGATCTTTTTCGACGCCTATTATATTCAAGAAAGTTGAGGATTATATACGATGGCTTTATTTACACGCAAGACCATAATCGTCGCCGCCAAAGAATCGACATACGGCACCGACGCGACACCGGCAGGTTCTAATGCTATTAAGGTATCCGAGCCGACAATTACGCCGCTTGCCGGTAATACTGTGCAGCGCAACAATGCACAACCGTATTTCGGGGCCAGGCAGCAAGTGCATGTTGGCAGCCATGTGCAGGTATCTTTCTCGGTCGAGCTTGCCGGGCATGCAACTGAAGATACTGCGCCGCTATGGGGCATCCTACTTGAGGCAAGTTCTTTTGTTGAGACAATAAACACAGGCACAGATATTGACTACGATCCGAATTCCACATTCGCTGACATGGAATCGTTGACAATCTATTTCTTTCGTGATGGCCAAAAGCATGCCATGACTGGTGCGCGCGGTACGTATACTATTGATTTCACTAAGAACGATTTTCCAAGATTCAATTTCACGTTCACTGGCCTGTGGGTTGATCCTGCGTCCGTTGCTGATCCTACTCCAGTTTTTACCGGCTGGGTCGATCCTATCGAGATGTCCAATGCCAACACGACAACGGCAAGCCTGCACAGCTATGACATTATACTGGAGTCTCTTAGCATTGATATCGGTAATACCGTGATCCACAGCGACCGGCCGAACGAGGAGGCCGTCAAGATCACGGACAGAAACGTTACCGGATCGATATCTTTTGTTGCTCCTGCTCTGAGCGCAAAGAACTTTTTCACCATTGCCAAGGCCAATACCTTGGGCGCACTGTCCGTTGTGCATGGTACTGCTGACGGAAACAAAATCACCATCAGCGCATCTAACGTGCAGATCATACAGCCTGCCTATGCCGACGTTGATGGCGAGGTTATGATAACAGCGAACTTGTCGTTCGTTCCTAGCGATTCAGGTAACGATGAGATTCAGATCACATCTGAGAACGTAACATAAGCATGTTACGATAACGGTCCAAAAACGGTTTGGGTGCGCTGCTTGATGTTGACCGTGTCGGGCGGCGCGCCATTTTAAGAGGGTGTCGCAATGAAGTTATTGAAAGGCATGAAGGACGAAATCTCTGTCAAGGTTGAAGCTCAGCTTGACGACAACTACGGCAAAAAGGAAACTGTCGGCATAAACTTGACATTTAAAAAGATTAATAACGTCAATGAATTACAGACTATACTTGAAAATATACGCGCCGGCTCACTGGATGAGGTTGACGCGCTTGGCAAGTATCTTGTGAAGTGGGATCTTGAGTATGCGGACGGCGAGGCCGTTCCACTGGATCCTGACACAATCAGCGCAGTATATGCAATAGGTCCGTACAGAACAGCACTCAGCTCTGGCTTTTTGCGCGCTCAATACGGCTACGCAGAGGAACAGAAAAAAAACTGATTGACCTCGGCGAGTTTTTAGCAGGGAAGCGGGCGCCAGCCGGGGATGAGCACAGCACTCTGATCGAGGCCATGAAGGCGTTCGGTGCATCAGGAGACCAGATCACGGAGGCGATAGAGAGGGAAAAGCGCCTGGCGCCAGAAGTAGAGTTTCTTGTTGATCATGACAATTGGGACGCATACGAGATCTTTGCAAGGATGTGGACGCAGTGGAAGCGAAACGACTGGACTGGGCACTTGATAGGGATTGATTACACGGCGATGATACACACAATAAATCTGTATCACGCCGATGGCGCTGGGGAAATTTTCGACCGTGTGCGTCTGATCGAGCACGGCTATCTTAACGAGGTTAATAAACAGCGTGGCTAAAAAATACACTGCAACCGTTGTCGTCGATGGCAAAGCCGACGGCGCCGTAAACTCGCTTAAGATCACGCGCCAGCAGCTTGATAAGCTAGGCAAATCCACAAAGGGCGCCAAGTCGCAGGCTGGCGCCTTAACCAAATCATTCGGCGCCATGAAGACGCAGTTGCTGGCACTTGCACCTGCTATCGGTGCTGCTGGCATTATAGCTATTGGCAAGCGGTCGCTGGACGCTGCTGACCAAATACAGAAGCTAAGTAGCAGGATTGGTGCATCCACTGAGGCACTGTCAGAGTATAGGCATGTAGCAGAGCTGTCAGGCGTTCCTTTTGAGGCGCTTACCATGTCATGGCAGCGCCAAACAAGGCGGCTATCTGAGGCGGCTGCCGGATATGGCGAGGCAAGAGGCGCGCTTGAGGAGCTTGGGCTGTCAGCAAAAGACCTCAACAAATTAAAGCCCGAAGAACAGTTCGAGAGGCTTGCGGATGCGCTGAATTCAGTTGAAAATCAACAGGATCGCGTGCGGCTTGCCATGAAGTTTTGGGATTCCGAGGGCGTTAAGTTGCTACAGGTCACAAACCAAGGCGCAGAAGCCATGCGCGGAATGCGTGAGGAGGCCGTAGCGCTTGGGAAGTCTATCAGTCAGGATCAGGCTGATGCGGCCGCCAAGGCCAATGATGAGATGACAAAGCTGTCTGCGGCATGGGGCGGCGCAGCAGAGACACTTACACTGCAACTTGCTCCGGCTCTTACGCAAATAATCAGTAAAATGAACGAAGCGGCCCGCGAGGCCGGATTGTTTGCTGCCATCGGCGTTGGTATCAATGAGGCATTTAAAACAATGCTTCATGGGGTGCCGCCAACTATTGATGAGAGCAGGCAAAAAGTGCTTGAGTTGCGCGCGGAGATACGCGAGCTGACAGATAACATGAAACCGCATGT